ACGGTAAAACGGTTCATACGTTACGTACTTCAACGGATAGAGATACTAATTTAGATGAAGAATAAGGAGGCAAATTTAAATGGTTAAAGAGGCAACAGTAAAAACACAAGAAGCACTTGAACATTTTAACCGAGATTATAACCATTCATGGACGTTTGGAGAAAGTTGGTCTAATGTTCAAACAGAATTTGAAACATTCATTAATAAATACCTATTTCCTAAGCTATCTGAAACAGCCCTAATTGACATTGCATTAGGTAACCGTTTCAATTGGTTAGCTCGTGAAGTTGATTTTATCGGTCAATATAGTGAAGATTATGTTGTTATGGATACAGTACCAGTAGCAATGAATTTAGGTAAATCAGAAGAATTGATGTTAAAACGTAATTATCCACGTATTGCAACTAAATTATACGGTGCAGGCATTGTTAAAAAACAAAAATTTACATTGAATAACAATGACGCACGTTTCAATTTCTCAAATCTAGCAGACGCTACACAATACGCCATTGCAGTACTCAATAAATCCATTTCAGACATCAATGTATTAGAAGAAAAAGAAATTCGCGCAATGATGGTTGATTATGCACTTAATAACCTATCAGACAATAATAAACGTGAAGTGGTATCTGAAGAAGACTTACAAGAAGCTGTATTTGAAAGTATTTTAAATATGCAAAACAACAGTGACAAATACAACGAAGTTCGCCTTGCTTCAGGTGGTGCTATTGGTCGTTATACAACAGTATCACGTTTAGAAGATATTGCGATTTTAACAACTGATAGAATGAAATCTTACCTACTCAATACAAAAATTGCTAATACATTCCAAGTGAGTGGTATTGATTTTTCAGACCACATTATTAGTTTTGACGACTTAGGTGGTGTGTATAAAACAACATCAGAAATTACAATTGAAGAAGATGAAACAATACGCTATATGCGTACCTTTGGAGATTATCAAACCATTAAAGGCGATGTAATCCCAGAAGGAGCAACATTTACGTATGATGTATCACAATTATCAGAGTTTGAAGGTAACGTTGAAGAAATCAAACCACAATCTGACCTGTTCGCTTTTGTATTTGACATTAATGCAATCAAATACAAACGTTATACAAAAGGTATGTTAAAACCACCATTTTATAATGGCGAGTTTGACGAAGTTACACACTGGTTACATTACTACAGTTTCAAAGCAGTATCTCCATTCTTCAATAAAATTTTAATAACTGAATAGGAGTTTTTAAATTATGGTAAATTTTCCGATTGATTATATCGGCGAAAATTATCATAATCCTTTGGAAACGGAGTTAAACCAAAAAATAGAACGGCGAGTTATCGAGCATAGAAATCGGTTTCGCCGTTTAATTTTTAATCGCTATGCCGAGTTTTTACCCTTGATGATTAACTACACACGTAAAGAAGAAACAGGTATTGACTTCCTACAACTTGAAGTGATGTTACATCATGGCTATCAAGTTGTCGTTGGTCGAGCAAGAAACCAAAGAATTATGATATTAGGTTATGTGAGAGATTATAAAAATCAATATTATAACATCACTAACATCGCCGATTTTACAAATTACAGAAGAAGAAAAAAGAAAGATATTTATTTTACTATTCCTGAACATTTGATACCTGATGAATGTTTAGAAATTGAATATTATGATGATTGTCAAAGTGGCGACTTTGTTGTGATTAATAACAAACCACTTAATTTCACAAATGATTTTGAAATATTAGAGCATTATTGTGATGAATTAGCAGAAATCGTTTTAAGTCGTTTTTCACTGATTATGCAATCCAAATTCAGTAAAATATTTTTAAGTGAAGTGAACGATGAAACAGTAAACCAATTCATCAACCAACTCTATAATGGTAGTCCATTTATAAAAGTTTCTAACCTCGTTGATGTTGAGGAAGATATTATTGATTTAGGCAGTGATTATGTGACAAATGCACTGGTTCAAATGAAACGAGAATATCAAAATAAAATAAGTGAGTTATCAAACTTTTTAGGTGTCAATTCACTTGCTGTTGATAAAGAAAGTGGCGTGAGTGATACAGAGGCTAAAAGTAACAGAGGATTTACAACATCAAACAGTAATATTTATATTAGAGGTCGTGAACCATTTAAGAAATTAAATAGAAGATTTAATTTGGATATATTCCCCTATTACGATGATGAGGCGATTAGTAAAATTAACATAACGACATTAGAAAGTGAGGACAATAACAATGAGTAAACATACGACAACACTCATGGATATTTTACGTTCCGAGCTTATTAAAAGAGGCGAGAATGAATTTATAAATGACGGTCGATTAACCTTTTTTGACGACAAATACGCTTTTATTGAAAAAGTAGCAAAATTCGATGATGATGTATACGACATTGTGACAAAACATTTCTTTGGTAATCGTTCATATCCTGATAAAACCATAGACCGTAATTTCAAAGAAGCCTTTACTAATCGTTTCATGGATAGACAAATAGGGAGACAAACACTTGAAGCGTTTCAATCGCAAGTTGTGACTTTATTTATTCAGTATTCAGAATACATTTATTATACATTCGGACAACTTGATAGCTTTATAGAAAATAAAGCAACAAGTGAAACACACAGTGACGAACAATCAAAACAGACATCAGATTACAGAGGATTAGAAGCTACTCTACCTCAAACAGAAGTAAACTTAAATGTAACTGATGATGATTTAAATTATGCCGATACAAACAATGTTAATAAAACACAAAGTCAAGGTAATAGTAAAGCGAATTCAAATAGTGAAAATAGAACATTTAATCCAGACAACCTAGATAAAGTATTCGAAATGAAAGAAAGAATCATGAATAAATTCGACCAAAAATGTTTTTTACAAATTTGGTAAGGAGGTTAAACAATGGCAAATATTTATTCAAATCATATTAAAGGACGTAAACTCACACAACCGAAACCCAGTATTGACGGTGTCGTTATTCATAATGATTACGGTAGTATGACACCAAAACAATATTTGAATTGGTTATACACACGTGAACAAAATGGAAGCTATACGGCAGGTTGGGCTTCTGTATACGTTAACCGTAACGATGTGCTATGGTACCACCCTACCAACTATGTAGAGTGGCATTGCGGTAACAATTACGCCAACGGGCATTTGATTGGTTTTGAAGTGTGTGAAAGTTTCCCTAATCATATTTCAGATGAAACATTCTTAAAAAACGAAGAAGCAACATTCAAAGTCGTAGCCGATGTGATGAAATCTTACAACTTTCCAATCAATCGCAACACAGTGCATTTACATCGTGAATACTTTTCTACATCTTGTCCACATCGTAGTTGGGATATACACGTTGGTGTGAATGCACCGAACACAAGAGCAAATCAATTGAAACTGATTGACTACTTTATTGAACGTGTCAGACATTATGCAGGCGGTGGCAAAACACCAGAGAAACCTCAAGTGAGTGATAAAAAATATGTTAAATATAACTGGAAAGGTACATTTACTTCACATAAAACAAATACATTACCAATTGTACCACGTTACAATTATGGACTAAGGGCAAAAGAAGTACCATCAAATTCTTATATCCAACCGAACCAATATGTCAAATTCGACCAAATTATTAAAGATAAACAAGCGAAATTATGGTGGATAAGATTTAAATATCAAGCGAAAGGTTCTAGCAACAAAGACTTTTATATGCCAATTGGTAAGATTGAAGATAAACAAGAAAGAGTTTTAAAAGAGAAAAATCTTTGGGGCAAATTAACAAAAGTGAAAAGAGGTTAAAGTATGAGACGATTTCCATATTATGAAGAAGGATACAATTACCCACGTTATAGACGTGGTATCTATCGTGAGCCGTTTTATGATGACATCGCAGACTATAATACTAATGCTAAAAGTTATTATGATTATTTAGCACGATTTAATGGTTTCTTACATGACCTTGTTGATTTCATCAACGATTTAGCAAAACGTATGGACGGTATCGAAAAAAAATTGGATACCTTACAAGACGCACTACAAAAAATCGTGAATAATTTATACGACAGTGGAGCCGTTGATAGTAAAGACCTCGACAAATTCAAATTTAATAAAGGTCGTGACATTGCAACAGGTAATATCAACGTCTTTACAAATAAACCTGACGGCGCAACATATATCAGAACAAACAAAGGAAAAACAGAATTTGACATTGTTGTCGGATATGAAAAGTAGGTGGAAATATGGCAAAACTAGAGAAGTTATTTGATGTATCAACTTCATCTAATATTGTTGATAAAGGTTCGACTGTTCCTGCATGGGCAGGCAGTCGTGCCAAATCTAATTGGTGGAGTGGTGGAGCAAGTGTTGATTATTTTAATAGTATCAATGGAGATAAAATATATATTCAATACGGACAAAACCAAGAAAAATGGGCATCTACCCGTTTCATGATTGAAAGCGTGCATGTTGAAGATGAAGAGGAACAATCCAATGGTAATATTAAAGTGAAAGGTTATGTTCAACTCGAATTATTAGACGGTAAATTGACCGACTTTGCAGGTGCAGGGGTAAGAGTGCATAGAACGATTTCAATTAACGGCGAAACCATTGACGATTGGAACGGTCGAACAAATGAAGAATATAGTAAGTCCAATCTTAAAAAAGTATCCTTTAATGAAACCATAGAGCCACAAGAAAAATCGAAAAGTACACAAATGAAAATCAAAACCGTTTATCCAGACGGGGAATATTCAAATAGTACAATCGTACTAGGAATTGCATTGAAAAACCCTAATCCTCCTAAATACATTCCAATGGCTATACGTATTAGTAAAGACTGGCAAGCCCTCGACCAAAACGATTACAAACCTCAAAAGAATAAAAAAGATGACAAACCGTCAAATCCTAGCCATAGTGGAAGTAGTGATAAACCTTCAAAAGAAGTGAATTTTTACTATCCATTTAAAGATTGGCCGATTTCAAGAGGTTGGCAAGCAAACGGACACGCAGGCATTGACTATGCAGTGAATGCAGGCACACCAGTGAAGTCAACTGTTGATGGTACAGTCATCAAAAGTTGGTTTAGTAATTTAGGTGGTGGTAATGAAGTTCAAATTTGGGACGGTAGTCAGTATACACATATCTTTATGCACATGAATGATAGACAAGTCTCAACAGGTCAAACCGTTAAAAAAGGACAATTGATTGGACATGTAGGCAGTACAGGTAACTCTACAGGTCCTCACTTACATTGGCAAGTTAACAAAGGCAAAGGTTACTTATATAACCACCCAGATAGCATTGACCCAATGATTTTAGTTAACAAATACACATAAAAGAAAGTGTGATATAATTGAGTAAGAAATCAAGATTTATAGCAATTAGGAAAAATTCAAATTGGAAAGATACCAGTTACGAAAACTTTTCCACAATGAAACAAAAAGACAAAGGTCACAACCGAGTGAGAACCAATGATGGTTGGCGACAAGCACCAAAAATGGTAGGAGGCAAAGTTTATGGCAAATAGAATGGTAAGAAGTATCAGAGAAATTAGAGATATTGATAAACAACCTTTATTCACAAATGAACAAAATGACTTATTAAGTGATACAAACGACGACGTATATGTAAGATTAAGACGACGTTATGAACGTATTACAGGTTTACCTGAATTAGAAAATAAGTTTAATATGCACCTTAAAGATTACAACCAATTTAAAGATGATACACAAAACATGCTTATTTATTTAAACAATGAAAATGAACGTCAAGACAAGATGATTGATAAACTCAACACTGATGTTGATGATTTAAATAAAAAAGCAAAACGCTTGAAAGATATTACAGACGAACACACAGAACAATTAAAATCACTGACAGATGATTTAAATGATTTTAAAGATGATGTAAAATCTAATAGAGAAGAAATCACACGTTTATTAAGTGATTTATCAACAACTGTTAATGAAATACAACAACAAGATAAACAAGATAAATTACAATCTGAAATTGATGAATTAAGAAAAACGATTGAAACAATCCAATCAGATGCAGACGAAAGTCAAACATTAGAAAATTTAAAGAGTTTCTTAAGTGTTTCATCTAATGTGACTGAAAATGTTGCTGGTGTAAAAGATAGAGTTTATTTTGATGTTTATTGTTTAAATAAATTAAATTTAAAAGACAATAAATTTACACTTTGGATTTCACAAATGGATGTTGACGGAAATTGGGACTTTGGAACAGAAATTCAACATAAAGATTTAAACATTAGTGAGTATAATAACGGACAATATTATAGTATTTCTTATGATATTTCTGATTATGATAAAATAGTTTCATTTAAATTAGAATATAATGATGAAACCGTTCATATAAAACAAGAAAAACTTTCTGATTATTAAGGAGGTACGACATGGCAAACCGATTTGTAAGAGCAATCAGACAAGTCAGAGATATTAAACGTGTACCACTATTTACCAATGAAGAAAATGATTTAATCAGTGACACCAAAAACAACGTGTATGTTCGTGTTGGTCGTGGTTATAAAAAAATCACAGGCATTGAAGATATTGAAAGACGTTTAAAAAAATTAGAAGAAAAATAATAATTAAATACCCCTCTTTTTGAGGGGCTTTATTTTTAAGGAGGTAAACCTATGGTAGTCAGAGATTATGATAATATCAACAATAAAAAGAGTAACAAGTATCATAATGTCGCCGATATTGTTCTGATATATAATACACCGTTAAATGATTTTCAAAATACCATACACTTTAAATCAAATGAAGAAAGAGATAATTATTTCTTAAAAGACGGTCATTTTTCTACATTCAAGTTTGAAAGTAAATTTAACTTTATACGTGATAGACTAGAATTAAGAGTTGATATCAGTTGGGAAGAGGCACAGGGGATTAATTATTGTACTTTTGTCAGTGAGTTTGAACCGGGTAGACGTTATTATGCCTTTGTCATGGATATTGAATATGTTAATGATGAAGTCGTTAAACTCTCACTTGTGATTGATACGGTTATGACATTTACACAAGGGGATACATTAGAAAAAACAGTAGGTCGTGTCAATATAGATAGACAACACTTATCAAATAAAAGTTATGAACAACAACTACAAGCTTTACGTACCAATGATGATGTGCTTAAAATGAGTGATAAGCAATACATCGCCAACTATTATCAAAGTTTCGGCAGTAACTATGTCTTATGGCAATCAAGTGCTGATTTAAGAAAAAAATTCGGCGATGAAGACCACCCAAGAATATCATCTTCAAAAGGGACAATATATGATAAGATTACCAGTCCCGTTGATTTATACTTATGTAAATATGAAGATTTTAATAGTATTATGGATAAATTGGCGGACTTCCCTTGGATTACGCAAAACTTCCAAAAAATACAACTGATTCCTAGTTTATTTATAGATAATGATGATTTAGAACAAATTAAGACCAAAGAAGATATCGGAAAAATTTATACCTTAAAAAGTGGTAAAATCAGTAATAGAATGAACATGACAAATATCGAATTGTCATTCAATCAATTATGTAAAACGATTGGTTTCGACCCGAAAGAACATGCGCATATGTGCCGAAATGAATATATGACAATTGAATTGTATGATTGGGCGAATGGTAGTTTGTTCCTAGACGCAGGATTTATCAGACGTGATACAGGATTGAAACTGAGAACACGTTCCATTATTGGTTATCATAATGAAATTAAAGTTTACCCCGAGCGTTACAAATCAGCAGACGTTGAGGTACCCGTAAAATTAACCAATGGTAAAATTATCGTAGATAGAGGTTCATTTTTAAATGAATCATTAACGATAGACACATTCGCACAAGTACCGATTTTAATTGATAACGGGAAGTTATCTTACGCACAATCGGCAAATAAAAGACAACTGTCACAAGATAGACTTGTGTCATCTCGCATGAGTCGTTTAGGAAGTACCAATACATCGGCAAAAGATAAATTTTACGATGCAACCAGTTTATTAAGTAATATTAATCCGACTCAACTCTTCTCTAAATTTAATGAAGAATACGAGTATTATAGAGATTTACAAGCTGAACAAAAAGACCTTGCTCTCACACCCCCAACAGAAACGGGTAGTGACATGGGAAATGCGTTTGCAATTGCCAACGATATTAGTGGGATTACACTTAAAATTGGTGGACTTGCACCGACTGACGTACCAACCGTTCAAAAATACTATGGATTATTCGGTTACCAACAAAATTCAACTAATCAACCCATTGAACCGATTGACAGTATGACAATTTGTAACTATTTATCTATTAATGGTAATTATACAATACCGAATGTAGATACATCTCTCATGGGGCAACTCAAATCATTACTTGAATATGGTGTGAGATTTTGGCACAATGATGGGACATTTAATCCGATGTTACAAAATGTGTATTATAATAAACGTAGAAAATAAGGAGGATTGATAACATGGAAGTCATTACATCATTTGCACTGACGATTAGCGCAATCACACTCGGACTAACAGAAGTCATAAAGAAATTGTTTAATATACCTAAAGACATCATACCCATAGTATCAATGGGTATTGGTGTGATTGTGAGTTTGTTTAGTTATGTCGTACCTGAAATACAAACCAACATATCCGTATATGGTTTAATACTTTCAGGGATTATTAGTGGTTTAATGGCAAGTGGCATGTGGGAAACGTTCAAAAAACGTGACGGACAAACGGGAGATGATAAGTAATGGCATATCGTAAAAATTATTCCAATAGTGAGTATGAGAAGTTCTTAAAACAGGACTTCTCATCTAACTTTGGTATTAGTAAAGATAAAATGGCAAGCGCTTATACAACAAGTGCCGTTGCTAAGAGATATGGTTTATCTAAAGCATGGATTAAAGGAACGATGATACCTTATCTTGAAAAACAACTTGGCGGATATGCAACATTTATGCTTAAATCAATGGTTGAAGGTGGAGGTGCGTGTAACTATCTGAACCATTACTCCCCCACAGGACAAGCAGGTTGTAGCAATGACAAAATGCAAGCCTTAAAAATAGATGTTGGCATGGTAAAAGCCACGCTTAAAAAACACACACCTGGTCCCAATGGTAGTGATACAGGTCAACCCGGAAGTCCAGCCATGAGTTCATATGAAAGTAACTACATCACATGGAATGAAGATAATCCGGGACAAGCACGTAAAATGTGGAATGCTATGCCGAAAGGTTCCATTGGTGCGCATTACATGCAAGCGACACATGCAGGTAACGGTTGGATATTTCAACATTCAAGCGCTATGACTTACTGGCGAGGTCAATGGTACGATGTTGGTAATGCTTACGACCAAATGATAGCTCAAATCAAATACTATGGTGGTAACCCTTTTAACGGTAAAAAGGCAAGTGATAAAGGAGGCAAAGACACCCCTAGTAGTGATGATAGTATCAGTGGGATACTCAAAGATTTAGGACGAGAAGGACAAAAAGTATTGGAGGCACTATTTAATGAAATTGAGAAAATGCTTACTTATGATTTACATTCTATCGGGACTGATATGTTTTTCAGTAATGAATATTTTAAATTATTCAAAACCTACAATAACACCTACCGAATACAAATTAACATCCCCTTTTTTGACACGTTAGAAAAAAAAGTGGGGAGCCTCGACTTTGGCTCTAACGGCTCGAAAGGCTCAAAAGGTAAAGACGATAAAGATGATAAAGATGATTCGAAACCCTCCAGTAATGAAACAATGGAAAAGATTTATCAATATCTTAAAAAGAATGTTGGGAATAAATTTGACGAGGACGGGGCATATGGTGCGCAATGTGTCGACCTTGTACATCATGTGTCTAACCATTTTGGTCTAGGACTCAATACGGCAGGCGATTATGCTAAAAATATTGCGAGTAATCCCGTACCGAGTGGCTGGAAGCATGTGAATGTCCCAAATGGGGCAAGTAAAGCACAACGTACGAAAATATGGAATGACTTACCACGTGGGGCAGTGGTTTATTTCTGGAATGCAGGCGCAGGACACGTTGGTTTTAAAAGTGGGGATAATTTTAAATTGCTTTCTCAAAATATGAAAAATGATGCTCTGATGGGCGGAGGCAATATCACGAATGAAAATGTGAATAACTTTGAGAGTGGTAACCACTTCTTTAAAGCATGGGTAAAAGCTAGCTAGAAAATATGTTATAATATAGATAGATTTAAACTAAGGCACGGAAATGCCGACACTTTAAAAATTTGTTTAAAATATGTATTATATTGTAGAGGTACTGACATTTTATATGTCATCGTACCTCACACGTGAAAACAACGAGCGAATTTATTCGCCGATGTTGACCAAGAAAGAGTTTACTCTACTCTAAAAGAAAAACTTCTATATATGGAATGGATCCATTTCATATATAGAAGTTTTTACTTTATTTCATCATGTAACATAGCTAGTAAATGTAAATCATCACGCTCTCTATGTGCATGTGTAACTTTAAATACATCATGAATACTAAATGCGCCGATTTCGCTTTCAATGTATAAGGCATCATCAAGTCCGTCTTTTAATTCCTCTTTTAAGTGTTCGAGTAGCATATCCTTTTTGATTTCATCTAAATAGTTAAATTGTGTGGCGTAAGTTTCCCCTTTATCCATATACGTTACAGACGGATAAATGCTAATCGTTTCTTGTTCGTTAAATATAGATTTTTGATTAAGTATTTTTGCTCCGTCATGAAATTCACTTTTAATAAATGATTCAAATGATTGGTTGAGGTTAAAACTATCCAATCCAACACCCGCACATCTGACTGTAATTCCTTTATCTGTGAGATACGCATATTTTTTATGATTGAGGACATATATTTTTTTTATATGTTCGTTTTCAATGTCCCATTTTCCTAAACTGATAGAATCGAAAAGTCGTGCAGGGAGTTTCTCACGTATTTTTGATTTTAGATATAAGCTATCCGTATCACAGTAGATGAAACAATCATCAATTTGTGATTGTGATACATACATCAAAGGTACGAGCAAATTATAGAGTGCTTGCGATGTCACAAAGGTACTAAACAAGATATTGCGTTCCGTGTTTTTATGTCCGTTAATGATGTTGTTATATTCTCCTCTTTCATCAAGATAAAATAAATTAAAATGCGAACGTAAGGCAGGTATACCATATAAACCGTTTAAAACGACTTTTGATAGCATTACCTCTTCACTTGAAAAGGTTTGTGTGTTTTCTTCATCTGTGATTGTGTAATCATAAGGGGAACGCATATCAATTTTATTTTTCAATTTACCTTGTGTTTTAATGAAATAGTTATTGGCAATAATGTCACGTGAGCCGAAATAATAACAGTCGAATGACACATAGCTTAATACGTTTAAATGTGTGATATCTACACCTGCAATATCACGTATTAAACGTAAGGTATTGGTATTGATGTTGACGTAAGTATGATTGTTATAATACTTCACAAGTAATTGTTTAACAGCTCTACTTTTGATACGTGATAAGATATCACGATTAAATATTTCTTTTTCCATACGATACAACGTATAAACATCTCGGTTGTCTATATCGTTTATTTCAATGGATGTACTCGTTTTAAATGAATGATAGTCTCTTAAATATGTTGGGATTTTTTCATGATACATTACATAAGGATAACTTGAATTAATATCAATAGAAAAACAATCCTCTTCAACGATTTTGTTAAGGTATTTCGTATTATAAAAGTTTAAACCTCCTTTATAGAACGATTTAATATAATCATAAAAGTTCTGGTTATCAAAGGTATAATCAGTGTAACTGACTTTTGCTTGCCTTTCTGAATAGCTATCCATGTACTTATTGAGTAGTTGAAATTTTGATAATGGATTTGTTAAGTAGCTATCTAAGATGTTTTGAGAAAATGTTATTTTAGAATAGTCAAAGTTAGGGAAAATCGAGCTATAGTATTTGTGTGAATTTGCTAAAATCAACACATCGTTTTTTATATATTTTAGTTGTTCATCAGAAAGTACATTAAAACATTGTTTTGCATATTCATAACTTTTTCTATCCGTCATATCCTCATCACGATTAAATATTTCATAATCAAATTCCGTTTTTAAATCATCATCAGTTAAAAAACCACTATCTCGCAATTTCTTACCTAATACAGCAATAGAAGTGTGTGTTTTTAAAAAGTTATCAATCACATTAAAATAAAAACCGTTTAAATAGAAAGACAGGTCTAAATTGTTACGACTTTTCACTCGCTTTTCTAATGCTACATCAGTTTCACGACCTACTTTTTTACTATCCTTCATACTGATATTTAGATAATCTTCTGTCGCTTGATTGTCTTTTAAGTTCATACGTTGGATATTGTAAAAATAGGACAAATCATGAAGTAAAAACATATTGTCATATTTATTGGTATTATGTGCAATCATATTAATCACTGTACGTGATTTCGTAATTGTACCTTTATTGTTTTTAATCAATTTGAAAAATGTATCAAAAAAAGATTTAAAAGAGGGAAAAACTTCATATTCGAAGTCATTCCCTACAAACCAACCGACACATACAGAGTAAGTTACATTTTTATATAACGACGGGCGTTGTTGACCTTTTGAGATATTATATTGTAAGGTTTCTATATCAAAATAAAGTGTCGCTTGCCGATTCCCTTTATTCTCTTTTAAAAAGTCTAACAACATTTCAAACACCTACATTAATCTTTTTAGTATGGCACGTTTTGAACGCTCAATATAATTATCTTCGTATATCTTATCTATATCAGGTTCTAACGTGTGTTGCGTTTTAAAATATTTCTTAATCACTTTTTTAATACGTAAAGCGATGAGGTCTGGATTATCTAACACAAATTGTTTAGAATACGCATTATCAAACGTAATAAACGAACCTTTTTTATAGTATTGTTTATGATGATTGTCATAATCGTAATATTTATCATCTAAATAAATCACATCTTTTTTCACATCATCAATTTGTGTACAGAATTGATAATCTTCAACGTAAGGCACATATTTAATATCAGTTCGTAAATCACTCACGTTAAATATAATTTTCAAGTAGCCAAATTCTGTCTTGATGAAAAAGAAATTACTATTCTTTTGTATATATTGCATATCATTCGGACTGGTTAACTGATAATCATTAAAGTTAAATTCCGCCGTTGTCATGGCATCATTGCTACTGTCAAAAGCTCTTAAATTCTTTTTATTATTGACGTTTTGATTTTTACGTAATTCAATCAGTATATTGTTATACTGTCTGGTCGTATTGATTTTGTGATTTTGTAAATAGTTGAATATATCTAAGTTTGCGAGTATCGGACTTGAAAAGTTAACGGCATTCCCAAGTAAGAATATTTTAGGATGTGTGATGAACGGAATTTCATCTTTATTTCGGTCTATACTTTGATAAATCGTTTTTAATTTTTCCCACTCATCAGTGAGGTAATCTCCTTCAAGGGCTAAAAACTCATCATATATAATAATAGGGAAGTATTTTAATGTTGCTGAATGATATTTTAAGTCAGTTGCATTGTTCAAGTCTGTAATAATACCGATATAATCTTCTTTATATCCTATTTTAATATAATCATCATTCTTTTCATAGAATATATGATTGAAGTTAACACCTTTCATTTCACTCACAATCTCATCAACGAGTTCTTGATACGCATAACGCAATGTAAAATGACGACTGACAAGCATAAATCCGATACCTTTTTCTATTGCGAGTTTAATAAAAAAACCTACATAGTTGAATGATTTACCGTCTGAACGGTTAGAAATAGAAATATAAAAATCTAAGTCTTTATTCATCAATTCATTACATAACTCAATCTGGTTATATTCCTCAGGTATTGTCTGACGATGTTTTTCGAGTAACGTTTGATATTCTTTAACCTCTCTATCTCTTTTCATGTTTAACCTCCTTAACCAAATAAGACATATTTAACAATATTATAAGCAGGCTTGTTATTATTATATGAATAATCAATCACTTCTTTAATAATTTGTCTGAAACGCCGACTAAAACCGACAAAGGTTTGATTATCTTTAATCGCTTCATCAATTAAAAAATTAATATGTGGTCGCATATATCCATACCAATACTCACTCAAATTAATGCCTTTGGTATTGATTTTTGAATGTTCAACAATACCATTACCTTTTTGAATTGCCTCAATTAAGTTTATATCTTCACGATAAGCACCACGAACATAAGATTTAGCATAAGCATAACTAATTCTATTCGGTGGGGCAGGTAGGTTTTGACGACTCCCTAATACTTTTAAATCATGATTTATTTTATTAACAAATTGTCTTTTGAGTGTTTGATTTGACGCACTTTCTTTAGGTATTCTAGAAGTTCTACTTCCTCTACCTTTTCTGCCAGTGCTTCTTTTCATCTGTTGTCTTTTAATACGTCTTGCTTCTGATTGCGATAAACCAAAAGAAAAATTGAAATCATCAACAGTATAATGTGATTTGCCTAATCTCGCCATGATTTATCACGACCGAAAAAATCTTTTATACATTCAATGATAAAAGACATTGAAAAAGAAAAAACAAGTGTCATTAAACATAATGTGACGATTAAACCCATTTCATTCACTCCTTACAAATAAAACGGGGAAAACCCCGTTTGATTATGTTTTGATATTTTATTTTTATAGTGCCACTTTCGTAACACTGTAAATTTATTATAACATCAATAGTTGAGAATATAGAATATAGTATCAAATTTTAAATGTTAGAATGGGATTTCTTCAAATTTAACACCATAGCATTGACCGTATTTATTGTTGTATGTGTAAATTTTAATCATCACTTTACCATTATTAATTAAATCAATCACTTCATCATCTTGCATCATTTCTTTTACCTCTTGTACCATATGGTTAGGTAAGTTAACAAGTTCTGATGTAGTAACAGCAACGGCACTATCGCCAAATTTTGATTTATTATTAATAAATAATGCTTTGAGTGGTCGTTTGTTATTTTCGTTTTCATCTTCATATAATTCTTTCGGTTTCACAAATATAAAATCCTCAGGTGCTTCAAATTCAAAACGATTTCCTTTGTTATATTTATCTAAAACTGACATAATTAAAATCTCCTTTATTAATGTATTATTTTTCCGTATTCATCTAATTGCTTCATTGGTATTTCATAATATCTTGTGACACGTTCTGTCGTTAATAATTTATGTTCATCAGGTAATAAACTTTCTGCTTCTCCTATTGTTATTCTATTTTGCAAAGCAGGGTAGAAGAAGTCATATAGTTCGCCTTTATCTGATTTAGCATAAATAACATAACCACGACAAATCACAACAGCTTTCATCTCTTCTGTATCTTGTTCATTTGTTTCTTCTGTTTCTTCGTTATCCTCAACAGGTTGTTCGTTTTTTTCTTCTGTTTCCATTTCCTCACCTCCTTTAAAGGTATAATAATTAAGATTTTACTCTAATATTATCTGTAATGAATAACATTAAGTGATAAAATTCAATTTTTTTTGTATTGTGAAATATCATACTTTTAGGTGTAGGATAATCACTATCTTCAAATTCAAGCTCAAAAGAAAATTCATTATAAGTTATAGTACATGATGCACGTTCAAGGTTAAATACTAAAGCATCTAATTTATGAGTTTCCAATATTTCTAACATATCAGCTAAATGGTTTACTTTTGATAAATTTTCATTTAATTTATTATCATTAATCATTTTAAACACTCCTTAATTTATGTCAAAATAGGTTTTTCTATTGTAAATAAAACAATTTTACGAAAATCAAGTTCAGTCACATTATGAAAAAATGAAAAATCAATATCAAACAAATCATTGTAATTTAAAAATAAAAATTTAAATTTTTCTGTCTTTTCATCAAAAGTAATATATACTATATTATATTTTAATTCTAATACTAAACGTTTTTCTTGTTTACTCACTAAAAGTGGTAAAATATCCGCTAAAAAACTTGCTCTTAAGAAATCTTTAGTTACAATTTCAGTTAACATTTAATCACCTCAATTCCTATCATTAAATATTTCAATCAAAGTTAATAGAATAATTACTAACTGTTCTATCAACTAATGTTTGAAATTCTAAATTATCAAATCGTAAAAATGCTTTAATATCAGATGATACAATAATATCTTCTGTAAATTCCAAAATAAATTCTTGTTTTAATTCATCAAATGATACTAAAACATAACAATTTGACAATTTAAAACTAACTTCATTATTTTCTCTTTCCAATTTATAC